TCACCTTCTGATTTATATTCAAGTAATTCTGTATTTGCATAGTTATCATTATCTACTACTGCTACATCCCATTTAGTTCCCCAGTTGGTAGTATTCCAAGAATACCAATCTTTCTGAGTCTTAGCATGAGCAACAGACTTAGCATACCAATCAGGGTCTTTTAGGTCAGTGCCACCTCTGTCAGGTTGGCAGGCATACTCTTCATCAGTAATGCCATCATCTTTATATGAGTGTATGTTGTTGAAAGAAAAAACGGGAGCAGAATAAGAAACCTCTTTAATCCTAGTAGGAAAACCACTAAGGCTAATATCACCCATACCATGAGTTTCTTGTGCTAATGTAAAAGGCTTATTCAATCTATCTTTAATCATATCTATTTCAGATTTTGGACCTTGAATTGTTAATGTATTAGATACCCAATTTGGCATATTATATCCTTTCGTTGATATGTTCTAATTATATATCAGACCACCGACAAATGGAATAGAATTTAGTGTGTTTCACACCACATTTAATTCCAATGTGGTCAATGTCACACAAATTTCAGGCGAATTGCTATTTACTTCGTAACAAGAATATATTACCCTTAGCTTTTGCGGGCAAATAAAAACCCCTGGATCTGACAACCAGGGGTATTTATATACAGGCTGCTAGAGTATCACCAACGAAAGTAAAAAACTCTGCTTTATTTAACCCCTGGCCCTTGCGGACTCTTAGAGGCACCCTTAAATTAATCTACTAGAATCAATTCCTTAGCATACTTAGATACAAATGAGTCTAAAGTACTAACAAACAAGGGTTCATCTACAACACCCTTAATTTTATTGCTATCGCTAAATGTAGCCTCTCCATGAAGACTAAAAGTTCCTAAGTCAAAGTTGACGATTGGAATCTTATGCTCATTGTCCCCTCGCTGATTAACTAGCATTCCCCATCCAGTTTCGCTGGTCCACTCATCTTGAATTAAATTAGATATAGCAATGCGTGTTGCATATGATTCATCCGACCACCTAGAGCGTGCCTTATCAACTGCTCGTGCTAATAGGTCCAGCATTCCCGAGCCTGCCCAGTGTCCATATACTATGATTGTATCGCCGTTGGATTGTGTAAACCCAAAGTTTGCTCTGTCTCCCATATTTATTCCGCCGTTTCTAGTTGTTGTTTTTTTTCGTAGTTTAGCAATTGTACCATTTTTTGTGCCCAGTCCACAAGGGTTTCACCCTGCAAATTTTTGTGATGCCCGCAAAAATATAATGAGAAAGAATCTTTCTTAGCTTCCCACATGGCTTGGGCTGTACATTGATCACACTTAAGCCATTCAGTCATCACAATGCACCTCCCTCAATCATCTCAGAAAGACGGTCAAGAATCCAAGAATCAATATCAGCAATATCAATCTCTGATAACTTCTCCATCATCTCCTCACGAGCAAACTTATACCCGTCCTCAAAACCATCTTTGTAATCTGACATTTTATCTCCTAGTATCCTGTTGCCTGTTTATCTGACCAGTAAGATTCAATTAAGTTATACTTATCACGAATCCTACTTACTTTCTCAATACTACCAGTTCCAATGTTGAAAGTCAATGCTGACATTAACTCTGGGTCTAATCCGATTATCTCAGCATCCCATAAAGCCCTCTGCAGGGCAATCTGAGACGGAGCGGTAAGTTCAAAGTACATTATTTCACCTCAACTACATCTTGAATTTCGTGATTCATAATAGTCATCTCTGAGGTATAAGAATCAACGCTGACATTGCTTGAAATAAAATCTTCAACACTGTCAACTTCATCCATTGAAACCTCAACGACAATACGGGCAGTGATAGTAACGTCGTATTCAACTTCCTTAGTTAATGCAATTCCAAAAATATCTGCAATGACCTGTGCGTGTTGCTCAAGTTCATCATAGTTATTTATTAGGTAATCAAGAAGCCATTGTTCTTTTGTGTGGTATCCGTTAACTGATTTGTATAGACTTTCTTTTGCATGCTCTAATTGCTTGATGAGTGTATCTTGTTCATTTTTATCTGCCTGCATTTCTGCGATCTTGTTTAGCAAGAACTCAGTTGTGAAGACTCCTGTTTCTGTTTCCATTTGCTCTTCTTTCGTTAGGTTAGGTTGTATTGTATCCGATACTATCAACAGGTTTGCTCCGCATGCAGGGCAAGCACCGTGTGAATGTATGTCAAACCACTTAGATGTTACATACAGGGTGGCGTCGCATGACATGGTGTTGGTGCATACTAGGGTTGTTTTGTCATATTGTTTCGTTGTCATAGTAGGAAGTATAGCGGATGCCACTGACATAAGTCAATAGAATCTGGGGGAAATTTTATGTGATCCGTAACACACTTTTGTGTCCCTTAAAATTGCGGGCCAGCTGTCAACTTGTCAAGTCGACACTCCTAGCGATTCCAACGGGACTTGAACCCGCAGCCTCTACCGTGACAGGGTAGCGATCTAACCAATTGATCTATGGAATCTTGCGAGCAGTTTTAATTCTTGCTCAGGAATTTTATTATTTAGAACGCAGAAATTAATTTTTTAATTTTATTTTTTTCTGCGGTAATGATTGGGTCAAATCCTGAAGCACCTGCCATAAGTGTTTCAGAATTTCCACGACCTGAACGGAAATAGTCTAGGCGTTCAGTTAGCGCATTGAATGCGCCCCACTTAGTTCCCTTGATTGTGGCGTTAGTTGGTGAATTGTGATAAAGTTCATCAAGTAGCACAACCTTATTTTCCCATTTAGTTAGCGCAACTTTTGCAGAACCTTCTGCTGGCTTTGGATAAATTGTCTGAATCAATTTTGAGAATTCAGCGTCAGTAATTGACTGAGAATAAAGTGCTTGTGCTTCCTTTTCAAATTCATCAAAGTAGCCTAGAGCAAGCCCTAGAGTTTCACGAGCAACTTGAATTCTACCCTCAACAGATTGTGTGTGTCGAATTTTGAATGATTGCTTAGCATTATTTACAGCAAAGTTCAAAGTGTTTTGGCATACAACACGAACAGGGGTAACGGCTGCTTGAACGGCAACAGAGCCGTCGTGTGATGTCCATACGATAAGATAAAGTTTTGTCTCATCATTAGCACCTTGTGGGTCTAACACCATAGTGCGTGGAATGTCCACAGTTCCAAATACAACTTTACCCTTCTTTAATGAACCAGCAGATTCCCAACGGCAAGCAGGGTCGGCGTCGTGGATAGCGTCTGCAAATTGAAATAACTCTTCATTTTGCACAGGCTTGTAACGCTTTCCAACAGTAGCAAGAACATCGGTTTCGCCATTGAAAGGGTTATCGCGAATTACAAGAGACGCATTAGATACATCATTCCAAGATTCTGAAATGTGGTTGGTAAGTGGAGATAAGCGAACATTCCAGTTTGATAATTTTGCTTCGCTAAGCATTAAAGATGTAGTAACTTCCTCATCTTTTGTAAAAATTCGATTAGCAAGATTGTGCCACGCAGGTGCGCCACGCAATGCAAATGCTACTTCGCCATTTTTGATTTCGAGATTATGAGCCATTTTTTTCTCCTTTGTTAGGTTGTTAGATTTAGTATAACATAGGGGTATGACATTGTATACGGCTAAGTATAAGATGTCCAAATTGTATAATGTGATTAATCTCACAAATTTCAGGGATTGTGGATAACCCTCTTAAACCTGTGGATAACCCCCCACATTATTGCGGGCCAAGCTGGGAATTTTAAAGACATACCCAGGTCTTATTATTATTTTATTAGATTTTTTACGTAGTTTACTGTTTCCATAGGAAAGAATGCCGCAGATGTTTTCTTTTTGTTTTTTTGATCATAGACAAATGCTTTTACATTTCCGTCAAACTTTTTTAAGTTAGAAAAAACTAACTCCTTAAGAGATTCATTGTCATATCCTTCATCAGAATACATTGTGATATCGTTTGATTTTACTTCATCAAACATTTGTATCTTAAATCGATTTTGCATTTTGTTCCTTTGATAGTAGTTAGTGAGTAGTTTAGCAACATACTCAGGTTGTTTATTTAATTATAGATAACGGGCTACCGCTTGATAAGTTGATGTGGAAACTGTTTCCTCATCTGTCATTTTAAGAATTGAAATTGCATTTTCTAATTCTTGCTTTGACTCACGATAAGTGCTGAAGTGAATTGACTCATAGTCACGAGTTGGCTCTTCAGGGAAAGTGACTAAGCCGTATGGTAAATCAAAATCAACATTAACTGATTTATTCCACGAACGAACATTTACTCTGACATTTTCTGCTTTAGAAAATTGAGTCATAGCAAGTTTTGCGATTTCTTTGTTGTATTGTTTTACGGCTTTGTCGTATTTTGCTTCGTTTGCTTCTTGTGATGAGTAGTTAAGGTTTAACTTAACAAGTGCACTTTCAAGTGCCTTAATTACTTTAGGTGTTGCTATCTTTACGCTAATTGCTTTTCCTCTTTGTGCCATTTTGATACCTTTCGTTGGTTGGTTAAGTTGTTAGTATAGCAGGTGGGACTGACAAGCAGTCCCACCCCATTACTTATGCGCCTAGCAGGGAATTAGCGGACACTGAAGTCCAACGAGTTTCCTTTGTTGGCATTTCTAGTAGCACACGCACCGAGCCAGATGGTTGTGGGTGGATTTCTTTAATCACGCCTGTCTTTTTTGACTTTAGAGTGGTGAATAAATCACCAACCTGATAAGTGAAGTTATCTACTGCCATTTTTTGCCTCTTTTCTGTGTAGGTTGTAATTATAACATTAAGGACTGACATTTACCAGCCCAATCTTACTATTTGAGACTGCAAGCCTGTAAATTCCAGGGTGATTAATCTCACACTCTTAACGACACGCCCGACCCCGCAGCTATTGCGGGCGTAGGCGTGTGAGTAATCTCACACGCCTACTAAGATCGCTAGTCCTCGTAGCCTTCTGTATCCACTAGCCAAGCGTCTAAGTGGTGGGCATCAATAATAGCGGACGCGGTGGCATAGTTATTGCCTCGCCAAGTTATGTCTTTAGGTAAGTCTATTTTTAATTCATAGTTACCTTCCCAATAAGCATCAATAGCATCAATACAGGGTTGCACCATAGCAAGCGGAACGGGTGGATAGTGATTCATTCTAAGGTGCATACCAATAGACGATTCTAAGTCCATTCCGCTATCTGATAATTCTAACGCAGTTGTGTATCCCATTATTGCTTACCTGCCAATTCAATTTGCAAACGGCGATTTTCTTTTTCTAGTTGTACATTGACTAAATAAAATGAAACCATAGCAATAATTGAACTAGTAAGTGCAATACAAATTCCAATTAATGTTCCAGTATCTAAAATCATACTCTCTCACTCTCCTTGAAACACGCTTCCCAAAATCTTTCAGCGTTAAATCCTGGGTTATCATTTTCAAACATTTCAATAAATTGATTTGCAAGTGTGTCCAATAAGTTAGAACCTAACTCATCAGCATTTTTATTTAGAATTTCTGCGGTTGCTACATAGTCTTTTCGTGTCATCATTTTTAGTCCTCCTCCTCTTCATCTTCTTCATCAGAAAATAAACCGAACTCTTGGCAAGCATACATGACTGCATCGTTTAAGTTTTCAAATAACTCTTCTTGTTGTCCTGATGATAGACTCGCTACATCTTCAGCGGTAAGTGATGAATTCCAAACTTTTTTACTCATTATTACTCACCTGCCAATTCAATTATTGCTTCGCTTGCGCTATGATTAACACGAACTAACTCAGATTTTAATTTATCGGCAGACAATAGAGACGGGTTGCCTATGATGTCAAGAACTGCTTCGCTATTCATTGAGTTAAACATTTCAACAGGAATAAAACTTACTTTAATACCTATTGAACTTTCAGGATTAACTTTAGAAACAAAGTCAATTCCGCTTACTGTGAAAGGGTATGAAACCCAGTTAGTTGTATCTAGTTGAGTCATTGTCATTTATTTCTCCTTCGTTGTTGGTATAAGAGAATTATAGCGTAACGGTCTGACATTTACAATTTTAACATCGGCGTGTCGCAAAAATTTTTCTGTGTTTAATCTCACATTTTTTCAGGGGTTTTCCACAAGTGTTCATAAGACTGTGGATAACCCCCTATATATACGGGCTAGCTTGACGGTTGTCAAGCTAACACGCCGTTAATCTTTAAAAAATATATAACATGCAAGAATAAAGGGTGACAAGGATACTAGTATGATCACTATCCCTCCCAGGGCCCCAATAATATCGTATATCATTTTTTACTTGATGAAAATCTAATATCCGCCTTACCGTATACACATAATCCGCAAGATACACACGCGCTGCCATTAGTTGAAATTAATGGAATTGACTTTAAATTTTCAGGACATTTAGCCCCAGGCTTACCAGTTAGCTCCAACATACTATTTTTAGTTAAGTCGAATGTTTTTCCTAAGTATGCCAATTTTATTTTTTCATTACGCTTTAAATCAAATGCTATTTCTTTATTCTCATCATCGGTTGAATAATATAATGATAGGTTAGTTATATTTTTTAGAATTAGGGCTGCAGACTTTACGCGAGTATAAACCCAAAATTGAATATCAGTATTATTTTCAATAACATTTTTCCAAGCATAGGTATAAATATCATTAAAAAAATCGCCGTCCCAGTGAATGCGGAATAACATTTTAGCGTTTTTCTTTTCACAATCCTTGCGGAAGTCCTTTATCATCTCATCCAATAGGATAGTCATAGTTTCAATATCTGCATTGCGTAACAATTCCCAGTTATGTAATAAATTCTTCTTTACACTAGGGAATACCTTTTCTAACTTTCCTGCGTAGCATACGCTTTCGCATATGCTCGTGGCTCCAGGACAAGAGTATGCTTTTCCTGCGGGTAGCCCAAAAGTGTTAGCAATTGTTGCAGTCTTACCATTAGGAGATACGGCGTTAGCGACTTTTCTATCTTTAGAGCGTAGTAATTTAGTCATTAATAGCACTCCCCACACATTGGATAATAATATTCGCCGTCATCAGTAATAAATTGTGAAGTAACTTCACCACAAGAGCCACAATTGTTCATAAGTTTGCCTTTCGTTTGGTTGATAATGAAATAATACCACAGGGGACTGACATTTATCTACGACACGCCGTAAATTCCAGGGTGATTAATCTCACACTCTTAACGACACGCCCGACCCCGCAGCAAGTGTGGGGGGCTGCATATTTATTCAGTCGTGTTTATTTTTATGCTTTATTTTTCTTGTGTATTTTTTTTTATTACGAACAGGAGTCGCGGCATTTGATCTCCGCAGCTCCTGTATTCGTTTTATTTTTTCTTTAAGGCTCATTTATCCAGTCCGCTATTTTTTGTAAATCTTGCGCACAATAACACGCTGAGATTTCTATTTTATCCTCGTGTTGAATAATAAATGCTGAGTCATTACACTCTTCGCAATAAATTGCTGACATTTCTAAAATCATTATTGACCCACCTTTATTTTGTAATTGCTTGCGGTATGAAATCGCGTAACATCAAATCTAGGGTTATCCGTTGCAAACATAGTTGCGAAATCTCCAACCATTTTAGAAAATAAAGCGGGGTGAATTTTATTGCTTGCATAGTTTAGAATTTCTGCGGTTGCAACATAATCTTTTCTTGTCATCATTTAACTACGACCTCTCCATTACGATAAAAAGTTTTTGTATACATTTTGCCAGTTGGTGTTGATAAATTGACTGTGCGGTATTCGTCAGAAAAACCCCAGTCAATGAAACTAAAAAAAGATTTCCACGCTTCGTATTCGCTCTCAAATTCTTTGCTCCAAGATGGAGCAAATCCGTCATTTGCTGAAGTTACTTTATACATAGTTTGCCTTTCGTTTGGTTGAGTAAGTATTATAGCACTTGCCACTGACATTTATTCAGTTTCGGGGCTAGAGAATAAGGCTCCCTCATTAAGCAAGCCAAGTTCTAAGTTAAACATTTCATCGGGGGTGGCTTCGGATAAATCTACCCAGCCAGCACCTTGTTCATCAAGGCGAAAAATTTCAATAAATCCCATTTAATCACACTCACATTTTTTGAAATAATCGGACTCGCAATAATAGCACCCCTGCGCTTCATCGTGAGCATAGCAATAGTTTACATACTGAAATTCATCGCAACAGTATAAACTTTGGTCGGTAGTGTAATACCACTCATTTAATTTAATTGTATCCATTAGTCACCTACCTTTACCGCTACATATCGGTATGTGTCTTTAATTGAATTGGTAGGGCTTATCTGCACTTTGTAAGTGTCTGCGCCCGAATACCAGACATCACCATTTTTTTCGGCTGAAACAATCTCGCCCCTTACGGAATTGGAATAATACATTTTGCCTACCAATAGGCTTTCTACACTATAGATATTTACTGACATTATTTTCCTTCTTTCGTTGTTGATTTTGACATTGTAGCAGATAGGACTGACAAGGCTTGAGCCTTGCTTTCCTCGCGCTGAGCGAGAATGTGCTGACGGAATTCGTCTAGGTTCATTTCTGACCTTCTTTCGTTGTTGTTATAGTAGACATTATACACTCAAGGGCTGACATTTATCTACCTACTAACCAGTAATTTCAAATATTGAGACGCTCAAGTCGTGTGATACTAATCACACAAAAATGTCCGTTTTGTTTGTCAAGTCAACACGCCGTAAATTCCAGGGTGTTTTATATCACACTCTTAACGACACGCCCGACCCCGTACCAAGTGTGGGGGGGCTTGCCGACTTGTCAAGTCGACACGCCGTGTTTAAGAAAAATCTTTAAACATCTCTTCTATTAAATCCAATTCTGATTTAGTAAGATGATCTGTTTGAATTGCATTTGCAAATTGCTGTTGTATGTTTTCCATTATTAATTTTCCTTTTCTTCGTTTAGTTGTGCAATCATTTCGTCTTTTTCTTCTCTTACATTTTCACGCATTGTGTCCTCAAAATCTAACAAGCCTTGATGATAAGCGATAGGGTCAAGGCGTTTGATAATTTCAGCGGGGGAGAAAACTAAATTGCCAAGCTTGATTTCTCCATAGCAATCATTAAGTAATTCATCGTAGAAATCTTCCATTATTTTTTTCCCTTTTCTGTAACGCGTACCATACGCTGTGAAAACTTAGGTGTGCAAACCATACACCAAACATCTTGAGGGTCTGCTATGTAACCACACTTTAAGCATTGACTAAACATTAGTTAGATACCTGCCAACCTGTAGCAAAAGGAAGTCTATCCTCATCATCAAAAATCCAGAATTGCTCAATGTTAATTTCGCAAACTTCACAGAATGTGTATTCTGTATCTTGATAGAATGAGATAGCGCTCTCATTAGGTGTGTGCTCTAAGCACTTATTTATTTTTAGTATTATCATTTGATAACCTTTCTTTAAGTTAAACTTTAACTTTTCTTATACTGTAAGAATACCAGAAGGGTCTGACATTATCCAATCCTAGCAAAATAATCTCATTATGTGGAGCGTGTAAATTGCGTGTGAGATTACTCACAAATTCCAGGGTGATTAATCTCACACTCTTAACGACACGCCCGACCCCGTACCAAGTGTGGGGGAGCTTGCCGACTTGTCAAGTCGACACGCCGTAGGGCTAGTGTGATTTATCCCACTCTCTAAAATCGGCTACGATCTCGCGCCACATCATACGCCCTAGGTATAGGGCGGGAATAGCAAGGGCTATTTGTACTAGGCTAGTAAGTAGTCTGTTCATTAGTTGCCCAATTTCTTATTTTGTTTAATTACCCATAGTATTAAAGGCACTAGAAAAATAGCATTCAATAATTGTAAGGTTAGTAGGGCTATGATAAATTCTTTCATTTATTTAACCCCTAGCATAGTAGCAATTTCATCTAGTTGTTCGTCTGTGAGATGGTCTATCTCGATAGCCTTAGAAAAATTAAAAATGTCATCTTCATCACTATCTTCTTCCTCATCTACCTCATTGAGGTAAGCGTATTGGTCTTTTACATCTTCTTGAATAGTGTCCCATACGGTCATCATTAGTTGGTCACCTTTATGTCTGAAATGTTAGCGTGAAATTTCTTTATCTTGCCTAAGTCGCTAGCGTTTAGCGAATTTATTAAATGGTCAATCGCTTTAATTTCTGTAGCGACATTATCTACGCTTAGTAAGCGTGAGCCTTGCCAAATTGAGTATTTGATAGTCATTATCTGTTCTTCTTTCGTTAGTAGTTATAGTAGGAATTATAGCGCATAGCACTGACATTTATAGCAACACGCCCTAGGGTTAGGGTGTGAGTTGTATCACACTAGACAGTTAATACACTCACAACCCATAGAGCGGATAAGATAGGAGAGGATCTCCTTGCGGGTATAAGTATCTAAACCATAAGATGACTTAATACCGCCGTTATGATAATCGTGAACAATAGTAGAAAATAAAGTTTCTGTAAGTTGATTCATTTATTGTACCTCTGTTACTTTTATATAATAATCTTGCGCATTTGTAAACTCAGTACCGTTTTCTAAATTGTAAGAATTTTCTTTAGTAATCTCATCAGCGATAAAAGTTCTTGCCTTTTCTTCTGTTGTAAAATAATAATCTGGCTCTGAATAAGCACTGTCTGCTATTGCATAAATAATCATTTATTTACCTACCTTAAGAGTCATAACGTTAGCGTGAAATTTCTTTATCTTGCCTAAGTCGCTAGCGTTGAGTGATGAGATTAGTGTATCTATTGCCTTAATTTCTGTAGCGACATTATCTACGCTTAGTAAGCGTGAGCCTTGCCAAATTGAGTATGTGATAGTCATTATCTGTTCTTCTTTCTGTTAATCTAAGTTAATTTAACTTATACTATAATACTAGCAGGGGGGTCTGACAAATAACAAGTTTAAATTCGGACATTAGGGACAAATTAAAAAATATCTTTGTGAAGTACATCACACTCACGCTCAGTATGTGCGGACTATGTAAAAATAAAATTCATTTTTAGATACTGTATCATACATGTTAAAAATTTATTAACATTTTATAAAATCTCAAATACTAGTCAACTAGGATTATCTGTGCTACAATTTTAATATGCGAGTAATTGTGTGTGATATTTGTGGGCGGGAAGTCCAAGTAAAATCTTCTTTTGCCTACATTACATATAATAATCATATACGAATACATAACTCCTAAATTAAGGGAGTGTAGCTTAGTCTGGTGAAAGCATTTGTCTTATATACAAAATATCCTTGGTTCAAATCCAAGTACTCCTACAAATTAAAAATGCTATAATAAACATATGAGCAAAAAATTTATATCCTCCCCAGCGGGATCTGGAATTACTTTTGCGTCAAAGCTTTTACGCAGTTCTTTTCTAGGTGTTTCAGTACCTGCAACACATGAAACAGAATAAAATGAAAAATGTTTATATGATTAGCGATTGTCATTTGTCTAGGGCAATAGAACATTACTATCCAGAAAAACATGAAGTAACTTTTGTGCCATGGCCTAAAGCTGCTAAAAAAATGCATGGGTTTAGCATTGAGCAAATGCAAGAAGAAGATGAAATTTCTTCTGGTGTTGAAATTGCTAGAACAGTCAACCATAGTCCACAACCATTTTCAATAATTAAAGATGATGGGGTTTTAGCTTTATGGATGGGATATGTAGACACTAGAACATTTTTGCCTAAATATAAAAATGCAGATGCTACAGTAAAAAGCTTTATCGATAATATTAAATTAAACTTTCCTAATTCTCGTGTTGTAGTTATAGAGCCACTACCTCAGTTTACTGAGATGCTGCTAAAGCATGAAGGGATTAGTCCATACTACACTGTAGAGCAGAGAATAGATCAGAATAGAGAGTTTTTAGCTGCATTGCACAAATATTCAAAAAAAGCGGGATTTGAAATAATTATTACTCAACAAGATATACTAAATGCATTAGAAGTTCTTGAGCTAACTCCGTCTATGACACATAAAGATGCTCCTCATCCAGTAGATGGATTAAAACCTGAGTATATGGCAAAGATATGGAATTTATTTTCTACAAAGCTTAGTGATATTGCAGTTGACTAGAATATTTATATAGTATAATTACTATATGAGACTATTACCCAGGCGTAAACCTAGATGTGCATATTGCAAAAACTTTGCGTATACATCTAAGCTAACTAAACAAGGGGAGCTAATAAAATTATGCGGAGATCACCTATATGAAAAAAAAGTACTTTAATTTTATCTTAATAATTTCTGTAATACTGTCTCCAGTATTTATATTTTTATATGAAGTTAAAAAAATGGGCGGGATAAAAGATATCTTTGACATAGAAGACGATAATGAACTATAACCTCTTACTAAAGCTATCCTTGTTCTTATTTAGTCTATACCTTGTCTTACTTGTTTAATCTATATTGTAGTATATGGATCTAAAGGGTCTTATTTGCTCCCGCCCGTCCTTGGATAGGCCAAAAGGCTAGTAAAGCCTAATTGAGCCTTTAGAAGGCTGCATATGGGTATTTGAAATCATATTGTTTCACATGAAACATATAGATCCTAGTTGACTAAATGTGGTTCTTTCTCGCGACGCACTTTTTTCGCACTATATGACTAATTAATGTTCTTTAAATTCGCCCATAAATTTACTAGATAAATCAGTTCCTTCTAAACCAGAAGCCTGATATTTATTAATAAGAGCTCTTGTAAATTGAGGATTTTCTTTTAATGGCTGCATCCATGTTCCAATAAAATCTTCAGGGCTCATAGAATTTTTATCTTTAATTTGTTCGTAATATTCTGCAGTTTTATAATTATAAAAAGTTCCTGGATTATCTTCTGACTTTAATACAAAATTTGAAAAAGCATATCTTTTTCCAGATGTTACTGGCTTAACTCCATGAGCGTGGGGATTAAATGCTCCATGAATTATTAAATCTCCTCTTTCTGGCTTTACTATTAGCTGGTTGTTTTCTTCAGATGCATTTTTTTTGTTTCCGTCTTTGTCAATATTTACGTAAAAAACTTCTCCGCCTTTAAAATCTCCAAAATACGCTACAAGGCCATAGTCAAGTTCACAGCAAGTTTTCCAAACATCAACCTGTGACAATCTGTGGCATTCACCTTTTCCAGGAGAATCAGAATGAGTAAACATTCCTTCGTTCATTTCTGGAGTAATTATAAGAACATTCGATTGAGGATGCATTACATATTCTGGATAAAGCAAATCGCTTGCTTTTTCCCAAAGCTCGTGCAATTCTTTTAGTGGTGGACTGAGTTTGTTTGCATACCAACTTATAAGAGTGTCTTTGTACTGATCTCCAAGATCGTAATCTCTTAATCCATCTTCTACTAGTTTACATTCTTCATCTGTATAAAATCCTTTAAATATAAATACTCCACTAGGTGTTTCATAATCATCAGGAAAAAATGAAGCCTTAATACAATTTTCTCTATCATAAAACATTATTTTATACCAGCCTTTCTTGTTATTTTTTTAAAATAAAACTTAATAAATCCTTCTTTACATCTTTCACAAATTTTTTTATGTTCTTCATGTTCCCTTTGTTCAAATTGAAATTGGGGGCTCGCCATATATTTTGAAAAATGGTTCCTGGTCATCACAGTATTATTATAGCATGAATAAACCCTTACGGAGGCGGATCCGTAAGGGTTTATTTGCATTTTCATGCATACGTTAGGATTTACTCAACTAACGTAAATCCAATGTTATTACATTTTAAATAAAAAAGCAATATTTAAAAAATATTTTTTTCAAACATTTTTTCCACAACCTGTGAAAGAAGCATGCTTATTGAAAATCGGTATTCAGAATTTTTTAAATCTGCTTCTGATTCACTTATTCCAGATCCAACCATGGCTTGTTTATTAGCCAATTCAAATTCTTCTATCATAAAACTTAATAGTTGTTCTTTATTCATTTTCTTCTCCTGGGTTAAATGACGGAACTGGTCCCAATAGGTACCCCGCCTCGTGATACTCAATCATTTTTTGAACATCATTTGAATCTGCAACTTTACTAGCAATTAAACTAAGTAAATCATAAATCCTATGAAGCATAATATATGTAACCATAGGAAGGTTATCTTCTAAATTATTTGATGTCTTCTGGTCTTCCTGCATCTTCCCACCAAATTTCTCTTCCCATAGCATCCGTTACTGGAAGCATGTATGATTCAAAATCACTTAGCTTGCTCATCTACTAATTTTACTATACTATCGTATTTTTGTAAACCTAATGTATTTTTATAATCGCACTCTAGGCAATATAAATAAACAAGAGATTCCCCATCCCCATTGCATAAAAGAAGACCTTGATCCTGTGGGCATGTAAGCTTTGGGACAAGGCCTTCTTTTGAAAGGTTTATGTATGTAGACACGTATTGTATCTTCATTTTACAACCTTTCTAGTTACTAGGAAAATTTAAATAAAATTCCATTGCTCTTGGGGTTAACCCCTTCCAAGCTGACCAATCGTTTCCGCCATTGGTCATGTGATACGCTATCTCTGCATTTTTAGTTGGGTCAAACAACTCATTGTTTGACTTCAAATTAAATTTTTCTTGACGATGTACGCCGAGATTACCCAGCATATTGATCTGAAAAATTCCGTAAGAACTGTCTCCAGTTGCTCTGTTACCATTATAAGCTAGTGGTCGTCCATTAGACTCCCGCTTTGCAATGGCCCAAGCCGTTTTAAGGGCTTTTCCTTCAAACCCTACAGTTAATAGAAGATTTTTTAGTTCTTTATCTGTAAGCATTTCTGAAGGCCTATAAACAGTATTGCTGTACTTTTCTAAGGTTTCTTTCTTAAGTTGTACTTCTGTCTTTGGTTGTACTATTGTTGTTTGAGCTAAAGCAACTGTACTTGTATTTGAAAACAAAAACATTGTTGCTACTGCAATTGCTGTCCAGTGATGGATAACAGCACTCAAATTTTCTTTTATATTCTCCATTGGCATTTCCTCCTTTAGAGATAGCGAAATATAATCATACCATTGATATTAAATCGTTGTCAAATAAATTTTTCTTGACAAAGAATATCAAAATAGTATACTTCCAATAGGGGGGTCGGGGGGTCAGTAAATCAATACATAATACATATAAATCATATAATGCATATAAAAAGTATAACATAATTACAATCAACTAAAATATAATAATAAAAATATTTTTCTTTTGTTTTATAAAAACTTTGGTACAATTAGAACTCACACAAACAATTAAACCGTTAGACGGAGGAAAGAATACACATGAAAAATACTATTGAAAACCCATATGAAAACTTTATTGCACTATCAAGATATGCAAGATGGATACCTGAGGACAACAGAAGAGAAACTTGGGGAGAAACTGTAGATAGATATTTTTCTTTTATGCTAGACCACCTTTTTGATAATCATGGGTATGAGCCAGAATCAAAATTAGTAGAAGAACTTAAAAGAGCAGTCTTTGAAAGAAATGTAATGCCATCTATGCGATCTGTAATGACTGCTGGAGTAGCATTAAATAGAGATAATGTAGCTGGATACAATTGTTCATTTATGCCAGTAGATTCACCAAGATCTTTTGATGAAGCGATGTATATATCAATGTGTGGCACGGGAGTCGGGTTTTCTGTTGAATACAAATATGTTAATAAACTTCCTTCCCTTCCAGATTCTTTTGAAAAATCAACAACCGTTATTACAGTAGAAGATTCAAAGCAAGGATGGGCAAAAGCTTATCGTGAATTGTTGGCTTTACTTTGGTCAGGACAAATTCCAATGATTGATGTTTCTAAGGTAAGACCATCAGGCGCAAGACTTAAAACAATGGGGGGAAGATCATCTGGGCCTCAACCACTTGTAAATCTATTTGATTTTACAATTGCAAAGTTTAAGTCTGCTGCTGGAAGACAACTAAAGCCTATTGAAGCACATGACATTATGTGTAAGGTTGGAGAAATTGTTGTTGTTGGAGGAGTTCGTCGTTCTGCAATGATTTCTTTGTCAAATATTAATGATATTGAAATGGCTTCTGCTAAATCAGGTAGTTGGTGGGAAAATAATGGACAACGTGCTTTAGCAAATAATTCTGTTGCTTACTCTCGCAAGCCTCAGATGGAACAATTTATAACAGAGTGGAAAAATCTTTATGATTCTAAATCAGGGGAAAGAGGGATATACAATGTTGCAGCAGCGCAAGCACAAGCAGCTAAGTATGGCCGACGTGATCCAGAAATTCATTATGGAACAAATCCTTGTGCAGAAATAATTCTTCGTCCTTATCAATTTTGTAATCTTTCAGAAGTAGTCTTGCGCGAAAAAGATACAAAAGAAGATATTATTAATAAAGTAAGATTAGCAACAATTCTTGGTACATGGCAATCAACAATTACAGACTTCAAGTACATTCGAAAGATTTGGAAAGACAATACAGAAGAAGAAAGGCTCTTGGGTGTTTCTTTAACTGGCCAGTTTGGTCACAAGTTTATGTCAGGAAAACAAGATTTAGTTGGCTTAGAAGCTTTTCTTATGACAGCAAGGGAAAGTGCAGTAAATGTAAATGTTTCTGAAGCTAAAAAAATTGGAATTAATCCATCTGCCGCAATTACCTGCGTAAAACCTTCTGGAACAGTTTCCCAGCTTGTTGGAGTTTCTTCTGGAATGCATGCTTGGCACTCAGAGTATTATATTCGAACTGTTCGTGGATCTAAAGCAGATCCAATTTCCGAATTTTTAAAATCAGTTGGAATTCCCGTAGAAGATGATGTAATGAAGCCAAATGAAACTTACGTTTTTTCATTTCCTGTAAAATCACCAGAAGGAGCAGTTACAAGAAATGATTTAACTGCAATTGAACATTTAAATTTATGGTTAGTTTATCAACGTGCATGGTGTGAGCATAAACCTTCTATTACAGTTTCTGTAAAAGAAGAAGAGTGGATGGAAGTTGGAGCATGGGTGTACAAGCATTTTGATGAATGTTCAGGTATATCATTTTTGCCTCACTCAGAACATTCTTATAAACAGGCTCCTTATCAAGAAGTAAGCAAAGAGGAATATGAGATTTTAGTTTCCAAAATGCCAAAAGATATTAGATGGGAAGATTTATCTTTTTATGAGACAGAAGACGGAACATCTCCGACAGGTACTTTAGCTTGCAGCTCGGATGGTAACTGCGAGCTTGTAGATATATCTTAATTATGGTAAAATAATAATATTGGGTAAAACCAAAATTCATGAGCAACAATGCTTAAATGGAGATGATAATATGGCTGTCAAAAAATTTGATAAAGCTGATTTAAATAAAGATGGGAAAGTAACAATGCAAGAGCAAATTTTATCCGCATTAGGAACTTATGGAAGAGCATTTTTAGCCGCAGCAATGGCTTTATATATGACTGGCAACACAAAGCCCTCAGATCTAATTGCCGCAGGCTTTGCTGCAATTGCCCCAGTAATATTAAAAGCACTATCACCAAGCGATCAAAGCTTTGGATTTAAGAAAAAGTAATTATTAGTCAATTAGGAATACCCTTATGCTAAAATAGTGTAAGGGTATCCCTTTTTTAGGAGTAATTAAATGGCAGCTCAAAAAAATTTTCAGGTAGACGAAAATGCAACATTTACATTTGAAATCCAATATTTGGACGAAGATAACTCTCCTATACAATTAAATCATCATACAGCAAAAATGCAAGTTAGAGATACTCAAGGTGGAAAAAAATTGGCATTTACTTTAACAGAAGAAGATGGAATAGTTATTACTCCATCTTTAGGCAAACTATCAATTTCAGTTTCTCCTTCTAGAACAAAAAAATTATTTTATCCAAAATCAGCATATGATTTAGTTTTAATTGACCCAAGCGTAAATACAACTAGATTGTTAGAAGGATATTTAACATTAAATAGGGCGGTAACTTTATAGTGGCAACCCGCCTAATTGTTACAGAAAATAATCCCTTAGTTGTAGTAAGAGCTTCAGGTTCTCCAGGAAGAACAATTATAAGTGGAGAAGGAAACCCTTTAAATACTTTAGGTGTTCCTGGAGACTTTTATTTTGATTTATTGACAACAAGATTTTGGGGGCCAAAATCTGCAAGCACAGATACTTGGGATATTAATAGAAGCTTTATTTTAGACAAGCAAATATCGTATATTTATTCTTGGGAAATGAGTCAAATTACTGGTCCAGTAGACGGAATATACTCAGTAGCAATAAATCACAATTTACAGTTTCACCCTAATGTATCTGTTAAGTCAAGTTCAGGGGACTTGTTAGAAACAGGAATAGACTATAATAGTATTAACCAAATAACATTGACAATGGCCCAGCCATTTTCGGGGACAGCATACCTGTCCTAAAAAGGAGATAAAAAATGGCAAGAAAATTTTTAGTTAGCATTGATCTTAATAAAAACGAATTACTCAATGCTAGAATTCAAAACTTAGGGTCTGCTCCTTCAAGTCCAGTATCTGGTCAAGTTTATTTTGATACATCAAGCAATGTAATGTATTATTACAATGGACTAGCATCACCAAATGGCCCATGGATGCCGATGTCTGCTTCTGAGGAAGTTATTCAAGATGTTATTGGTCAAACAGTTGTTGGCGGAACTGGAATAACAGCAACATACAATGATTCCTCTTCTACAGAAACAATTAGAATTACAGATACAGCAGTAGATGCTGGAAATTATGGCTCTACTACAAAAATACCAACGTTTACAGTAAATGCTCAAGGACAATTAACTGAAGCATCAGAGGTAGACCTTGCAACCCAACTAGATCTTGGAGCAGACAATGCTCATGGCGGATATAAATTAGACCTTCTTACAGATTCAATTAAATTTGTTGGGGGAGAAGGTGTAGATACACAGTATACAGTTTCTGGTGACCTACATACAATTACAATTTCTGGTGAAGATGCAACAAACACAAATAAAGGAATTGCAAGCTTTGATGGATTAGATTTTAATGTTGTAGATGGACTTGTATCTGTTAAAAATATTGATATTGATGGACAAACAACTGGAGACTATGTAGCAACAATTGTTGGAACAGAAAATGAAATAACTGTTTCTCCAAATAGCGGACATAACGCAGCAGTAACTGTTGGATTGCCAGAAAATGTTGAAATAGTTGGAAATCTTCAAGTAGGCGGAAATCTAAATGTAATTGGAACAGTTAATTCTGTAAATACAACTCAGATAAACATCGAAGACAATAAAATAAACCTTAATAGCAATTTTACTGGAACTCCAACAACAGATGCAGGAATAGTTGTAGAGCGCGGAACAGAACTAGATGTTGAAATACTGTGGAATGAAACATCAGATAGATGGACATTGACAAATAATGGTTCTGATTACCATTCAATTGCTAGAAAATATTCTCAAACACTGGGAGCTTCTGCAACATCATACACTATATCTCATAATTTAGGAACTACAGATGTAACGGTTCAAATATTTGAATCTGCAATACCTTATGCTCAAGTAGAAGCAGATGTTTTAAGATCAAGCAACGACACAGTAGTTATTAACTTTGCCTCTGCTCCATCTGCTGGAGAATATAGAGTAGTTGTAGTAGGATAAAAAATGTCTAGAAAAATGCTGGTTCCCCTAAGACTTTTGGCTTTAGTAGAGGACCCAGTTTTTGGACAAGTAGGCGAAGTTTATATAAACACTACAACTAAAAATTTACGTGTTCATAACGGAACTATTTGGATAGAGCTTACTCCACCAAGCACTGATCCAACACCATTTTATATGCACACTCATACTTTTAATGGAGATGTTCACACAATAGATATTCAAAATCAAATTGATTTTAAAAATCTTGAAAACCCTAGCACTCCAGGGCTAGTTCTTCCAGAGATTGTTGGCTACGATGGAGGATTACCCTTAAGCAATCTTAATAACCCCCTCTTTGTAGAAGAAACTTTATTTGATGCAGGGCTTTTTGACGGAATAGCAGAAACACAAGATAGTATACTAGGAGGAGGAGGCTCAGAAGATTTTGATGCCCCTTCCCTTGACGGAGGAAATTCATAATGGCAATTAAAATTCAACTAAGAAGAGATACCGCAATAAACTGGGTATCAAACAACCCATTACTTTTAAATGGTGAAATTGGAATAGAAACAGACACACTTAGGTTTAAAGTAGGAAATGGTTCCCAAAGATGGAATGAAATTACTTCTTATGCTTTAAAGCCTGGTCTTCCAAATGGAGTTGCAAGCTTAGACGACACTGGAAAAGTGCCATCAAGTCAACTTCCTAATTTGGTTTTAGACAATGAAATTTTAGGATTAATTCAAAATGAAATAAGCCAAATAACAACTTCTTCTATTTCTGAAGGATTAAATTTATATTTTACTCAAGAAAGAGTTGTAAACGCTGGTTCTGGAGTTTTTGATATTTCTGGTTCAGCTGCTAATGCAATAGCTGCAGCAGCTACAAATACTGCAAATAAAATATCTGATTTAATTAACTCTGCCCCAGAAGCTTTAAATACATTAAGTGAATTATCTGCTGCATTAGAAGAAAATTCTGGATCAATTTCAAATATTATAGATTTAATTTCTGAAAAATCTGACATTGTTTATGTAGATCAAGAAATATTAAGTTTATTAAACTTATCCTCTCAAGATGCTACAACTAAAGCAAATGCTGCTCAAACAACAGCAATAGCTGCAGCAGCAGCAGACGCTACAACTAAAGCAAATGCTGCTCAAACAGCAGCAATAGCTGCTGCAGCAGCAGGTGCTACAACTAAATCTTCTTTATCTAAATCAGAATCAATAGCTGCAGCAGCAGCAGACGCTACAACTAAAGCAAATGCTGCTAAAACAGCAGCAATAGCTGCAGCAGCAGCAGACGCTACAACTAAAGCAAATGCTGCTCAAACAGCAGCAATAGCTGCAGCAGCAGAAGATGCTACTTTAAAAAGCAATGAAATTTTAGATCAGTCAACCTTTTATTCAAATCAAAAATATCTAGACGCTATTGAAGCAGCAAATTTACACGCAGAAGGATTTATAGAAAGTTCCATTGATTTAATTACAACTTCAAAAATTGAAGAAGGATCTAATCTCTACTTTACAGATTTAAGAGCTAAGGAAGCGGTGGCACCAGAAATTGCAAATGCTATTGCCTCTATTCCTGGCGGAGGATCAAATATATCTTCTACTACCGATCTTGCCGAAGGAACTAATTTATACTTTACAAATGCTAGAGCAATTTCAGCAACAAATAATGCAAGAACTGCTATTTTAATATCTGCAAATAGTACAATTGATGATCTTCGAGTAGAAATAAATAACTCATTAAATTCCTATGCTCTTATTTCTGATAGAAATGCTGATGGAGGATATTCTGGACTAGACTCATCTGGTAAGATTTTAGAGTCTTCAGTTCCAACATCAATAGCTAGATCTGCAGATGTTGCAGCACAAATAGCAAGCCTAGTGGGTTCTGCCCCAGAAACTTTAAATACATTATCCGAATTAGCAACAGCATTAGAACAAAATTCAGGATCTACTGATGTTTTAACGACGTTAGTTGAAACAAAACTTTCTTCTGAATTAGCATCAGAAACATATCTTTCTAAACTAAATGCAGCAAACCAATATGCTACAAAAAGTTTGCTTAGTCAATCATTAATTCCTTATTCAACAAAAATTGTTTCTGAAGCATATACTAATTCTGCTATTGCAGGAATTAACAACTCTTTAGACTCTTATGTTTTAGATTCTGATAGAAATCTTAATGGAGGATTTGCTGGTTTAGATTCATCTGGCAAAATTTTATCTTCTGCTTTGCCAACTATTACAAATTCAATGCTACAAAATAATTTTATAACCGTAAACGGATCTGCAATTTCTCTTGGAAGCTCAGTAATTACTGGATATACAAATGGAGTAAGCGGATCAAATGTAAATAAAATAAGTTATGGAACAAATGCTACACCGCCATCTAGTGGAAATGCTGCTGGCGATATATACATACAATATTAAGGAGTTCATATGCCGCTAAACATTTTTGACGGTTCTAGCTGGAATCCTTTCAAAAAAATACAAATTCATAATGGGACTAACTGGAATGAATCTAAAGCCTCATATATGTTTAATGGAACAGAGTGGAAACTTTTTTCTACTGGAGCTCCAACAAATTTAACATTACCATCTTACTCTCAATCAAATACTGGAACCGCAATGGGATCAGTAGAACAAACTTTAGTTGCTACAAATGGAACCTGGGATAATTCTCCTACCTCGTATAGATATGTTTGGGAAACAGCTCCTTATTCTAACTCTTCTTATAACTGGCAAGCATTAACATATAATGGAGTTGCTCAAACTAATCAAAGTGCTTACTTGTCAAGTAATTGGGTTGGATACCTAGTTAGAGTAAAAGTTTACGCTTCTAATGGAATTGGAGAATCAACGCTTCCAGCTATTTTTGAATCAGGATTAATTTGGGGTCCTCAAGCAATACAAAGTTTTATAGCATATCCAGTATCAGATGGAAGAATTTACATGCTATGGGAAAAATCAAAAGGAGCTAATGGATATTATGTTCAATATCAAGGGTCAGAAGTTACATTTACAGAATTAATTTTACCAGCAATAAATGAAGAGCTTGGCACAAGCGTAGAGCCTTCTTTTGGGAACAAATATTTAGAGCTAGGATCAACAAAAAGAGGAACACTTTCCATATCTATTTGGCCAACTAGCAACTCAAATCCTTTTTCAAACCTCCTTGCATCAAGATTGCAAGGAGGAGGAAAACAAGTAAGTTTGTCCACTATTAGAACATCAACCCCTCCTATTATAAATTCGTCATCTCTTACTGCTTCATCTGTTTCAGGGTATCCAGCATTAATAAGCTTAACAATGAATTTGTCGGTTAATAGTTATGGAAGTCCTTCTGGAACAGTAGACTACTCATGGCCTCAAGCAAGTTTTTATAATGGATCAGCAAACGCTTTGTTTGATCAAAATGGAACAACTGTTTCATGTACCGCAACTATAACAAATTCAGAAGGGTCAGTAAGTACAACAGCATATTATACTCTTCCAGTTTATGTTGCACCACCAAGTTTTGACGGGTTTTTTGTTTTTTCAGATCCTAATAATCCAGCAATGACTCTATCGGTAGAGGGCTCTGCAAATACAAATTCTTGGGCTGTCTATAGATCTGGAGGAGGATTAATTTCTTCTGGAAATGGAAGATATTCTCCTGGAATATATGATTCTGGTTTAGCATATAGCACAACATATACATATACAGCCTATGTTTACAGTGGTGCTAATCAAACTGGAGTTAGTGCAAGCGCTTCAACTTCTAGAACAACAATAAATCCTGCTCCAGTAACAACGTATGGCTCTTGTACTTCATATAACACAAGTACTTCTTATTCTTCAGAATGTAGTGGAACTTACAGTAGAAATGTAATAACTACAACAACATTTTATCAAAGACAAATATTGATTAATGGAAATTGGAATGGAAGTTACGATTATAATTGTGGAACTACGTCTTCTTCTAGCTATGGCTCTTATTCTCAAATAAATGGAGTTTGCGGTTATACAACTCCACCACCACCACCAGCTTGTGTTTGCAATTACTCTACAACAGAAACTCAAAGCTATCACTATGCCCCTGAATGTTGTCCAAGTGGTTCGCAAAGAGCTGGATCTTTAAGTGGAACAACCGTAAATAGTTGTTGTCCAAATGTATCTAAAACACCATCAGGATATTATCAATGTTCAAGCTACGATGTTAATAACAGCTTGAGCACAAATTACTATCAATGCTATTCAGTTGGAGCATGTACCGCCCCAAGAAACCCAGACGGAAGCAGAGCAAAATGCTACTCTTAACGCTTGACAAAATTTATTGCAAAAGGATATAATACATTATGATTATTTATTCAGAAATTAATTGGTCTACTCCAGGAGTAAAACAAAATAGAATTGATAATAATATTGAGGGCGGAAAACCTCTAGCTTTTATTATTGAAGATACTGTTGTAGAAACAATGGCAACAGATAGATGGTTTTCTGATTTAATGGAAACAATAGACTCATTTGAAGAAGACCTTTCTTATTCAAAAGAAGACCTTTATGCAATTAATTTGATTAAAGATAATTTTATTATTGATACTTTAATTTGTCCAGAAAAAATTAAAGCTATACTTTTATCAAATCCTATTTTAGTGGGTTGGACATTAGAAAAACATAAATATGCTGAAATAATTGGTGTAGGCTGGAAATACATTAATGAAGATTTTATAATCCCAGGCGAAATGGAATAATATTGAAAAGTGAATGGGACAAATATCAAGAAAAAGAATCTGCTAGAAAAGTAAAACCATGGGATTTTTTAAATCCACATACTGAGTATACTACAGAAGAAATTGCTGAAAATAGATATAGTATATGCAAATCTTGTCCAGAGCTTATTAAGTTAACTAAAACTTGTAAGAAATGTGGTTGTTTTATGGCAGCAAAAACAAAGCTTAAAAAAGCAACCTGTCCATTAAATAAGTGGTAAATTATAATTATATTTAGTGTATAATTACATAAGTATTAATATATTATACATAAGGGGGTAGCCACATGGCCACCAGTTATCCAAACAATATAGACGAATTAATTAACCCAAATGGGTCTGATCAACTTTCTGCGCCGTCACATTCTGAGCAACACTCAAACGCTAATGATGCAATAGAAGCACTTCAAGAATTTGTTGGAACAATAGAATCATCTGATCCAAATTCTTTGTCCTACAAAGTTGAACAAATAGAAACATCATTAATTGATCTAAACAACAACTCAGACACAATTTCAGAGCTTTTGGGATTAGACGGAAACAATGATCTAGAAGTTTATGGAATAGAAAATGTAACAACCATAGACAGCTTTGCTAAAGATACTTGGAGGTCAGCTTTTTATAAACTTCAAGTTACTAAAGGTTTTGACATTTATTCATCAGATTTAGCGGTAGTTCAAGATGGAACTAACGTACTAGTATCTGAATCAAACATAGTTTCAACAACGGATACAAATTTATTTTCTTATACCTTTGAAGAAATATCAGGTATAATTAATCTAAGAGTAGCACCAATATCTGGCTCAATCTCAGTTAGATTTATCAGAACAGCAATAAAAGTATAATAAAATAAAGCAATAAGAGGAGTCATATAAATGGCAACAGTAGTAAAAAACTTTAGAATTAAATCAGGTCTGATTGTTGAAGGCACAACAGCCACAGTCAATGGTCAAAATATACTTTCAGAAACAGGCGGAGATGCCTATATCCTCAATCTTGTTGGAGGAGCTACTCTTGTAAAGTCTGTTGACTCAGGAGTATTTGGAGTAGATGGTGTTGGAAATCTTACCATCAATGCTAATACCTTTGATTCCTATGGATCAGCTTCTGCCGCTCAATCTGCTGCAGCAACAGATGCAACATCAAAGGCCAACGCAGCACAAGCCGCAGCAGAGGCCACAGCCTCAGCAGATGCAACATCAAAGGCCACCGCAGCACAAGCCGCAGCAGAGGCCACAGCCTCAGCAGATGCAACATCAAAGGCCACCGCAGCACAAGCCGCAGCAGAGGCCACAGCCTCAGCAGATGCAACATCAAAGGCCAACGCAGCACAAGCCGCAGCAGAGGCCACAGCCTTAGCAGATGCAACATCAAAGGCCAACGCAGCACAAGCCGCAGCAGAGGCCACAGCCTCAGCAGATGCAACATCAAAGGCCAACGCAGCACAAGCCGCAGCAGAGGCTTACACAGACTCAGAAGTTGCAGCACTTGTTGATTCAGCACCAGCACTTCTTGATACTCTTAATGAGTTAGCAGCAGCAATTGCAGATAATCCAAATTATGCATCAGATGTTGCTAACTTGGTTGCAACTAAAGCAGATACATCGTATGTTAACTCAGAGATTTCTGATCTTGATATAGCCGCACAAGGTTATGCTTCAGCAGCACAGTCTGCAGCAGCATCAGATGCAACATCAAAGGCCAACGCAGCAAAGTCAGAGGCTAATTCTTACACAGATGACCAAACATTAGCACTGGGAGATGCTTTTGTCATATATGCAAATGGTGCTAAATCAGAAGCAATAGCTCAAGCAGAAGCGTATGTAGAAAATTTTACTACAACAGCAATCAACGCACTTGACACAGACGATATTGAAGAGGGCTCAAACCTTTATTTCACAGATGCTCGTGCACGATATGCTCTTCAAGGCCAATCTCCAAACTTTGCAACAGTTGATTTAAATTTCATTGCTAAGCAAGTTGCTGCAAGATATTACCCTCGTGAAGCAGGAGTTCATACAGTATATACCTTCGCGGCGAATGAATATGGTTCAGCAGAATTTCTTGTTAAGGTTCGCCATGGAGGCCATACAGAAATCTCTAAGGTTCTTTTGACTGTAGATGATTCTCATAATATTGCTTTTACTGAATATGGAATTGTTGGAACCAATGGTTCATTATCAACAGTTTCTGCAGAAATGATTGGTAATAGTTTAAATCTATTAGTAACAGTAAATACGAGTAGATCAGAAGTTACTGTTATAGGAACACTACTAATATAAAGTATTAAAGGTTAGGGGGATCCTTTCAAAATCCCCCACAAAAAACAATTAGGGGATATGTGAACTTAAATGGCACTAATAAATAAAAATTTTAGAGTAAAAAACGGGTTAAATGTAGCAGGAGATGCAACATTTGACTCTAATATAATTTTAGGCGAAACACCCTTATCTTTTGATACAACTACAAATAGGCTACAAGTTCAAATTAATGGAACTTGGCAGCCTATAGCTTTATACTCAGAAATTCCAAATGAGGCTTTAGTACTTTCATTTATGGATGTTGGATTAGCAATTGACTACAATGGCCAACCAACTTATATTATCCAAGCAAATGGAGTCACTCCATCAGAAACAAGCAAATTTGTTTCTGGCGGGGAACCAACAACAACAGAGTTTGGAATGACTTTTGATTCAGGAGCATTAGTAGCATGATGCTAAATTATAATAATTTAAATGCTATAATTTCAATATATAAGATAAAAGGGGTGGCATAATGTCAACAGTAAGAATTCAAGTACGTAGAGGTTTGGCTTCAGAATGGACCATAGCAAATCCAATATTAGCTGCAGGTGAAATGGGTGTTGAAACAAACACTAATTTATTCAAATTTGGTAACGGATCCAGTACATGGACAGCCCTTGTATATGCCAACAATTCCGATGTAGCAATTGCTGAGATTTCTCAAGATGCAATTGATGCCGCTCTTTCAATGGGTGCAGGATTAACAAAAACATACAACGATGGATCAAATACAATTACGATTACTGTTAATACAGATGTTATATCAACAAAAGCTTTTGCAACTTCAGAAGCAACATTAAAAGCCAATGCAGCACAAGCAGCTGCAGCAACAGATGCTTCAACTAAAGCCAATGCAGCACAAGCAGTTGCAGCAACAGATGCTACAACTAAAGCAGCTGCAGCAACAGCTGCGGCAATCATTGCTGCAGAAGATTACACAGCCAATGCAATAAGTGGAATAAATAATTCACTTTCAGACTACCTTGTTGTTGCAGACAGAGGATTGCCAAACGGAGTAGCCTCACTTGATGCAAGCGCAAAGATTCCGCAAAATCAGCTTCCTTTAAATTCTTTAGAGGGAAACATTACTACATTAGGCTCAATTGGAGCAGACGAGATATTTTCAAATAACGTAACCTCAGTTGTTTTATTAACAGCAAATGATGTAAATATTGGTGGAAATTTAACAGTCAATGGAACAACAACAACAGTAAATTCAACAAGTGTTTCATATAAGGACCCAATGCTATACTTTGGAGATGGAAACCAATCAAATGTTCTTGACCTTGGTTTTGTAGCAGCATTTAATGATGGAACCTATCAGCACTCTGGTTTTGTTCGTGATGCAACAGATGGAATTTGGAAATTATTTGCAGGTGTAACAAATGAACCTGGCCAAACAGTAGATTTTAATAGCTACACAAGAGAAGCTTTAGAAGTTGGACAGTTATACGCACTTTCGGCTAGAATTGGAGATGTAACTAATTTAGAAATTCAACATTTAGCTGGAGTAGATTCACCAATTCAAACACAGCTTTATTCTAAGCTAGAAGCAATTCCTGATAATTCAATTAAAGCAATTAATATTCAAAACTCTGCAGTAACTACTGCAAA